AGCACGGCACAGACACAGAGCCAGCAGCCTTGTCTGCGTATGAGGCCGCTAAAGGCGTTTTGGTGCAAGCTGAAGGCTTTGTAACCCACCCGTCAATTGAGCAGTCTGGTGCGTCTCCTGATGGCTTGGTGGGCGACTCTGGCTTGATTGAGATTAAGTGTCCTAACACTGCCACCCATTTGGATACCCTACTAGGCAAAAGGATGCCCACAAAGCACCGCGCCCAGGTGCAGTGGCAGATGGCTTGCACTGGACGGCACTGGTGCGACTTTGTTAGCTTTGACCCGCGCCTGCCAGAACGACTGCAAGTGTTTATTGTGCGTGAGGTTTACGACCCTGCGTATGTGGCAGGGCTAGAAGCTGAGGTAGTTAAATTTCTTGGTGAGATGGACAGCAAAATTAAGGAACTTGAAAAATTATGAAATACGACATTAAATTTGCAGCCCGTGAGTACGAAATGCAGGGCGAGAAAAAAACATTTTGGACTACACACGGAACTTTGTGGATTGATGGGGATAGGATTAAGATAAAAATGGAAAGTCAACCCGTGAGCAAAAACTTTGAGGGTTGGTTTCATTGCTTTGAACAACGCCCACTTGATTCAGAGGCTTACATTGCCCCGCCTGTTGCCCGTCCTGTCAAAGCATCTAGCGGGTTTGATGACATGCCGGACGATATTCCGTTTTAATTTTTTGGGGCAGCGCTGTGCTTCCCGCAGTTGCCTGGCGCGTAAGTCCCCTTCTTTTTTAAGGTGCATCATGGACTACAAAGACTTTTTCAAGAAAATTATTCCAGCGGGTGAGTTTGGACGGGCGCGTACAAGTGACCCTGCCACATCCCACCAGGCAGCGGCATCCATTACAGACGTTAGCTCTCACTACGCTCAAATCTTGGAGGCACTTAGCACGATTGGGCCGCTAGGCAAAGATGGCATCTCGTTTTACTCACGGCTAGACCCTAACCAGATTGCAAGGCGCTTGAACGAAATGCAGAAACTTGGTCTGATCCGGCTGACAGGCAAAACAGTTAAGTCAAATTCCAATCGTCAAGAACGCGAATGGACGCTATGAAAGGGGCTAAGAATGTTTAAGTACATGTGGACAGAATTTCGGTCAACAATCAGAATGTTGCCGCCAGTACAAACTGCCGTGCATGAGCTATTGCATGCCGAGCATGATTTGTTAAGGGCAGAAGCTGGCGTGGAATACGCGCAGGCAATGGTCACTTGCCAAAAGCAGCGTATCAAGCGCTTAAAGGCGTATTTGGCAGCAGAAGAACCAAAGGAGATAGCATGAACAGGGTGTGTGATACAGGGGCTATCTGCCAACACACACCGCAGTGTGAACACTTCTGCCATTTTACTAATGCGGAGCTTGAGCCGGAAGTAGTTCGCAAGATCAAGCCTTATCCGGCAATACCTGATGACATTGCGCCCGTACCTGAAGCGTGGCAGATGGTTGGAAGTGTTGTAGTTGGCTTTGTACTGGTGGCGCTGATGGTGGTCTGTTTGCTGCTGTTCTTTACTGGCATTTGGATTTGGAGTTTACTGATATGAGACAGATAGACAACAATGATGATGATGACGATATTCAGGACTACAAAAAGCCTTGGGTTAAGCTACGGGACGAAGAAATAAGCAAAATCCTCCAAGCGCACGAACAAGATTACCAGTGGTTTGCATTTGCTAGGGCCATTGAACAAGCCAGCAAGGAGAAGAACGCTTGAACTGTCCGACTTGTGGCGCTTGGAGTACTGTTAGCGATACGCGAAACAAAACAGGCTTTACTCTACGCCGCCGCGAGTGCGGGAATGGGCACAAATTCATAACGGAAGAACATGTCAAACTTCAAAACGTGGTCGCAAGAAAACCTAGCGGATTTCGCGCACCAAGCAAACGACAAGATGATCCAGCAGAATGACCGGATTGAACAGCTTCAGTGCGACCTTAAAGATGCTATTGCCGCCTACCGCAAACTTATGAAAAAGGGCGAACCCCCGCCCGATCAATGATGAGCGCCTGCCTGCGCGGAGTGTCGCTGATGCTAATGTGCGTCCATGCGTCAAACTCACGGATGATCTGGTCATAGGACAGGCCAGCAGCAATGATTGCCCTGACCACAGCGTCTGGAGTCATGCCAGGCACTTTAAAGTCAGCCGCGCAGCCCGTCCGGTGCTGGCTAGTGTCTTTGCTTCCCACAGAGTCGTTAACTTGCTTAGACCGGAAAGCACTGTTAATCATAATTGGCTTGCCGTCTAGCGTTGTTTTTACCTTTTCTAAAAACTCAGCCAGCCGCTGAAGATTGGCAGTCTCTGCCTCATTGGGAGTGTTGTCAAATTGCCGGTGGCTGGTGGCGGTAAGCTCTGAAAAGGTAAAGTGAGGCGTCATTTTTTGCCCAATTTCATGTCAGCAAGTTTTTCCACTGTACGGCCACCAAAGTAGGCCAAAAAAATAATCTGTCCCCACTGGCCCAACAAATTGACGTAAGATTCTTGTGCGTTGTAGCCAAAAGCGCTCATCATGGTAAACAAGAAAAACGCCACAAAGATGGCAATCAAAGCCATTGGCCTGATGTTTTTAGAAAGCCAAGAATCGCTGCCCATGTCTGAGCGCCAGCGGTCTGTGATGTTTTCTTGTTCAGCCTTGTACATCTCAGTGTCGTTTGCCATCTTTGCAAGCTCGCCGTCTTGCGCCATTTGAGCAAGTTCAAGCTGGGCCTTGGCTTTGGCTTGCGGGTCAGGAATTAGCTTGTCAATCAGCTTGCCGCCAACTTCAAGCAGAGCCGTTAGTGGAAACATGGTTTACCTTTCTGTTTATGCGCGTTGCTCAAGAATGCCAAAGGTGAAATACACAATTATTCCTAGCAAGGCGGTAAACACCAGCCCTAGCAAGGCTAACTCAATGACCTCATCAATTTCTTTTTTGCGCCTTTCAGCGATTTCTTTTTCCCGCCTGGCATCGTGGGCCGCTTCAACATCCATTGCCGCCGCCCGAGACTTGATCTTGTTCCAGACATCAATCTTGCCGCTTTGCATAAACAGCAGTTGTAACTCGTCTTCAAAGCGCCTAGCTTGATCCAATGCCATCTCGATCTGGATGGCAGTGCCCATGCTGGATTTAGATTTCTTGGCTTGTACAACAGCCTTTGTCGCGGTACTTTTAGCATCAAAGTACTTGCCCAAAACAGGGCCAAGTGAAGACACATCATCAACAGTCTTGCTAACCTTCTTGATTAGCGCGACAGCCGCCTGTATACCCGCCAGTGCCGTTAGAGGGTCAATCATTGCACCCGCCTACATAAGCATTTTCTTGAGCATTTCAGCAGCAAAGCCTGGGCCAAGCAGCGTCACAGCAATCAGCGCATACAAGATATATTCGATGCGGCTCATACGCTTGCTGCCTGACTCAAACGATTTCTGGATAGCCTCATACCGCAGCGCACAAATTTCTTCATGCGTTGACAGCTTGGCATCTGTAGCGTCTATTTGACTCATGGCTTAAAAGCCTCAATTAATTTAGGCAATTCACTTGAAAAGTGCAAAGTAACATCTTTTGTACCAAGCAAAATTGTTTCTTTTGGAACAAGACCTAAATGCTTTAAAGTTTCTAGCGTTTGAGGATTACTCATCGCATTAAGAAGTTTTGCTGGGCTAGGTCTTCCCATAGAAATAATTTCTGACTGTATTTCTCGCCCAACAGTTACAGTAAATTCATAATTTGCATTGGCCTCAAACATTTCGTCATCGCTATAAAGTGTATTGTCTTCATGTCTAAGTCTAGTTGGCTCTACTTCTGCATACAACTCTGCTAAATATTTTTCTAATATTTTTATTTCAGTGCGATTAAGTTCAAAAGCATGTTTGGCATCATCAATGTGCGATTCAGTTTCTAATAATTCAGCTTGTAAATTAAGAATAAGGTGAGGCAGTGCTGACACACTTTTAAGGTGCTTAAGTTCTTCAAGTTTGGCTTGATATTTAAGTTCTGAGCATTCTTCCAACACCGCTGCGCGTTTTCGGCCAACTAAAAAACCTTTAAGAGTTTTAATTTTTTCCCAAGGAGTGCTACCAATAACTTGATAACGATAATTAAACTCAGAATTTAAATTTGATGCCATAATTTAATTTTGTGGGTAATCAGGAAATGGCAACCAGTTGCCTACGCTTTCATCCCATAAGTAGGGGTATCCGTCTGTTGGTAAAGGTATAGGTGCAACATAAGATATTGCTTCTTCACTCCACACCCAAGATGCTGGATGCGTTGCGTTTAATGCGCTTTGCCTTGCTCGTGCAATTTGTTCTGCTGTCGGCGCAGGCCAATCATTTAAATCTGACATAATTTTTCCTTTTAGCTGCTATAACTTGCTGCCGCAAGAGAACTACGGCCAGTGCCCACCCCTGTTGTGTCTGTAGCCACAACACCCGTATTGGTCACTAGATTTGTCATAGATACTTTGCTGCCTGCTCCTGATTGTCCGTACCCAAAGATTGCTTTGTCTGTGCCGTAACCCGCCGCCGCAAGAAAACGCCGTTCAGTGCCTACGCCAGTAGTGTCTGTAGAAACCACTCCAGTATTTGAGACTAAATTAGTTATTGATACAGGGCCGTTACCATAACCAAAAATAGCTTTATCTAAACCATACCCTGCTGCCGCAAGTTGAAATCGTGCCGTGCCTACGCCGGTAGTATCTGAGGCAACAACACCAGTATTTGAGACTAAGTTAGTTATTGATGAAGCACCGCCGCCATTACCATAACCAAAGATCGCTTTGTCTGTGCCATAGCCTGCCGCTGCAAGTTGATAACGGGCAAGCCCTACCCCTGCGGTATCTTCAGCCACAACACCAGTATTGCTTACTTTATTGGTTTCTGAAAAATCTGTAACTGCGTTATCTGTGCCATACCCAAATATGGCTTTATCTGTGCCATAAGTCGCCGCTGCAAGGCCACTTCGTGCAGTTCCAACACCTGTGGTGTCTGAAGCAACCACACCTGTGTTAGATACCAGATTGGTCATAGACAAAGAAGGAGTAGTCGCACCATATCCAAAAATGGCTTTATCTGTGCCGTAGCCTGCCGCTGCAAGGGCAGTTCGTGCAGTGCCAACACCCGTGGTGTCTGAAGCAACCACACCATTGTTTGATACCAGATTGGTTATTGATACAAGAACATTACTTAAACCAAACCCAAAAATAGCTTTATTACCGGAAAAAAAACTTCTCAGGTTTTGATAAACAGCTTGTAGTGCGCCACTCATGTCAATCCACTCCCTGAAATTAACCAGGTTGTTGAAGTCATTTTGATTGCCGTGGCCGAGCCGTATTGGGCCAAGCTGCGTGAGCCAGTTGTACCAGCAGAAGATAAATACATCGTGTCTGTAGTGATTGCAATTGTCACCACTTGAGATGTCATGTTGATGAATGTAATTGCTGTGCCAATTGGATACGCCACGGACGAATTTGCGGGTATCGTAAATGTTCGCGCATTGGCATCACCTGATGGATGAAAGATATGTTTGCCAGCATCACCGAGGACTAGAGTGTAGGCTGCGCTTTGGCTGTTTTGCGGAATGTTTTTAAATCCGACTTCATTTGTACCATCGACTGTACATGAAGATAAAGTGCCTGATGTTGGCGTTCCCAATGCAGGCGTGACCAATGTTGGTGAAGTATCTAACACCATTTTTCCAGTGCCAGTTACCGCATTGGTAAGCGTCACACCGCCATAGGTTAATGTGCCTGCTATGTTTGCATCTGTGCCCACATAAAGTTTTTTGGCGATGCCTACGCCACCAGCGGTAAAAATTGAGCCGGTAGACACACTAGATGCGTCTGTGACTAGCGTTGAGTTAATTCCTTGGGCAAAGAGTATCCGAGCCGTTGCAGTGGTTTGGCCGTCCTTTGTCAAGGCTGTTGTCAAGCCCGTGGCAAGGTCTGCTGTAAGCGCGTTAAAGGTAGCCGCACTGATGATCGTGCCAGCAACAACGGGTTGCCCCGTGGTGTTAATGTTAAATGTGCCCGTGCCGTTGTAACTCATTTTGTATCCTTCGTTTATGGCCTGTTAGGAAGCATGTTGTTTAACTCAATACGGGCTGGCTGGTTTGATTGAGCCGCCAACAAAGCCGCAAGTCTTGCCTCTTGTGCTGATACCGGCAGTTTCTTAAATATGTCGGTGACAGGTTGCTGTGCTTTGTTTAAAGCATTTGCCATTTGTCCGTACTTGTATGCCGCTTCTCCAACCAGGCGCGGAGATGATGCCGCAAGATCAAGCGCCGCCAAAGCAGGGCCACCGACTCCAAACGCCATATAAGACGATGGAATGTTTGCCGCGCCCTGCAAACCTCTAGGCAATTTGCTGCTTAAAGCCTGACCCGCAAGCGCTGGCATTATTTCGTTGCCGCCCATTGCTTCCAATTGTTTAGCAAGCTCAAGCCGCTGCCCGTAATTGGTGTTTACATTGTTTCGCATCAACGATTGCAGCTTACGCATGGCCGTATCAGCAGATGCTGTGTTGCCCAAAGATAAGGCGCGTTCAATTTCTTTGATCTGATCAGAAGCATCGGTGTAATTCTTCATCACCTTGGAATATTCAGGCGCTTGTGTGCTGATCTGATTTTTTACGGAATCGTAAACTTGCTTACCTACTGAGTAAGCTGTTTTTTCTTCCCTACCCAATTTGCCAAAATCATCCCAAAGGCTTTGTTTTAAATAATCAAGCCCTTCTGGAGTGTGATATTCAGCAGGATCAAGTTTTTTCCATTGATCTATTTTGCCTCTTATCTTTTGCAGCACTTCAACAGCTTTTGCATCTTTGGGTATGCCTGACTGTTTAAAGCCTGTTGAATTTTCAGCATTCTTTAAAGCGGTTTCAACACCAGAAAGGTCAAGAACAGATTTGTCGCTCTTGATGTTGACCATGCCAGAACGATAGTCTTTTTGCTTGTCCAAGTTCATTTGGGCAAGGTTTGTTTTGGCATCGTCTAACACCTGCGTGATTGGCACTTGCTCACGCATGTTTGCTAAAACTGTCGTGTTGCCTTCTCTGCCAGCTTTTACCGCTTGCGTAATAGGCTCTGTGCCAACACCAGTTTTAAGAGCTAAACCTTGTTTAGTCAATGCGCCAGCTAAATCGTAAGCAATGCCTGGCGCTTTTACCATTGCATTAATTGGGTTTGTTACATTGGCCGCAGTGGATAGCTTGTCAGCCACGTTTGACAAGGTAGAAGCAACTTTGCCAGCCGCAGGAAGTTTGGTTGCAACAGCGCCAGCAACAAGCGCAGGGCCGCGAACCGCCGCCCCTGCGCCCGTTAACAGCAAAGACAAATCACCCACAAATCCAACCGGATCAGTTGCTATTGTTCGTTTAATATTTTCAACAGAGCCTAATCGTTCTTTGACCGCACCGCCTACAGCATTAGCCGCAGTCATTGCGCGTTGTGCCGCTTCTGGGTTTGTTTCAAACTGGTTAATAAAGTCGGTAACAGACTTGGGCAAAGCATTTTGCAAGCCGCCAGCCGCAACATCCATCAGGCTAGAAGCTGTTTGCACAGGGCTTGTAACCGCCTCGTAAAGTCCAGAAGCAGTATTTTTAACAAATTGCCCTGCACTAGCCGGTGCGTTGACAACAGCTTGCCCCAACATCTCGCCGTAGCCCATAGGCTTTTTGGGCGCTGGTGGCGCTTTTGGCGTTGGATACAAATCAGCACTTAAGCCGCCAGAAGGTGCGCCGCTGTAAAGATCGTCAAGTAGTGACATTTATTGCACCTTATAACCTTTTGCCAAGGCATCTTTTGTTACTTGTTCGACTGTTTTACCTGTTTTAATTGCCACTTCTTGTATTTCTTGCAAAGTTGTAGTTTTGCCAGCAACACTTGGTTTATTTAAAACAGGATTTTCTTTAAAGCCTTGGTCTTTGCTATAAATTTCCCTCATGGCATTTGTTTCATTTGCCACTTCTAATTTTAGTCTTCTTAATTTCTTTAAGACTGTTTCGTTGTCATCAGTGGCTAAAGGAATAAACGGCATCAATCGTGGTGTTTCGCTTGCAGTAACCGCAGCTCCACTCCTGTCGTTAATTTTTAAAGAACCAATGTCTGCAATCTCAGCTCTGGCGCTAACGCCTTGTGGATCAATCCGACTCAAAATAGCGTTTGGCAAATAGCCTTTAAGACCTGTTGCCGATTTATCGCCCGTCATGCCAGGCAAATCTTCACCAGACATTAGTGCAATTGCACGATCTAATTGATTGCCTGCTGCTTGGTTTGCAATAATTGCCGCATTTACAGTTGGCGGCACATCTTTTAGTTTAGCTTCCGGAGGTGTGAAGCCTTGCATAACAGAAGGCGCACCACCAGCGCGACCTGGCTGAATAAACACAGCTTTGCCACTAGCATCAACTGCCGGAATAGGCGATCCATAAGTAATATTACCTGGTTGACGTGCAGCTATTTTTTGGTTAAGCAAAAATTGGTCAATGCCTACTGGTTTTTTGCCTAGCTCTATTTGTTGAGCAACGTATTTTTCGTAAACCTGTATATCACCAGTTTTTGACTCTTTGTTGACCGGCGTTGGCGTCCTTAAAAGACTAAAATCTGTGCCGCCGCCTGCCGCAAATAATTTAATGCTTTCAGGCGTGTATTGGCTAGGATTGATGCTGCCAAAATTACTTTTTGCCCCTTGCCTTCCTTGCTCCGTTGCCGTACTCATTGGATTGGGCGCATTCATGTCCAGCAGCATGGTCTTAGTGCCGCCATCCGCAGTTTTAATTTCTTTAAGTTCCCACTTTTGCTCTCTAGGCTTCATTTGCGCCAAGAGCTGCGCCATGTACTGCTGTTGTCCAGCAGGG